CATCTATAAAAACAAACCAATCATTCTTTTTAATCTCTTCTCTTGCCTTATTAATAATCTCAAATCTCTTAAGAGTTATATAAGGCCAAGGTAAATGCTCCTGATGATAAACCTTTAGATTATCAGGTGTATCTTCTAGTTCACCATCCGTAAATGCCAATATGGTCTTCTCACTATTAGGTAGAAAATACTTTTCAATATTTTCATAGTATTGTGGAAGATAATCAAGATACTTAGCAGTACCAATAAACGAAATTGCAACCTTCATATTACCTCCCAATGATCAAGATAAAGATCTTTAATATCTAGATGTGCATTATTAGGACCAAACCAAATAGAGGGAGCGACTACCATCTTGGAGTCAGCTAACCAAGCACCCCACCAACTAAAAGAACTATTAGCAATTATATGTCCTTCACATAAAGACATCAAACACATATCAACATATGCACTATTTCCTTCTGCAACTAAAAATCTATCATCAGAAAACACTTCTTGCTCACTACACCACTCAGGATCATCAGAGAATATAAGAACAGGAACTTCCATAGGAAACTCTGCTAATGCTTTCTCATAGTAATCAAGACCAAGGTTATGATGATTAGCAGAGTTAATTAAGAAATCTCCTCTCCTAATATGAAGAGATAATGGTGGTTCTCCAAACCCATCCATCATCTCCTGACAAGGTTGTAGTATCTCATCCTTGAAAGTAAAATCTTCTCTTATCTCTTTCTCAATGTTCTTAAAGTATTTCTCTGTCTGAAAGAACCCTGCTAGTGATACCCAATCAGGACAATTCTTAAACAGTTGTTCATTAAAATGAAACTGATGTTCTTGAACTACTGGTCTATCAGAATCAATTACTTGACAATTTAATTCATTAAAGTTCTTAAGAACAAAGGGTTTGAATAATTCAATATGTAATTTATTTCCTATACCATCATCAAAGATCTCATTATGATTAGGAATACAAAAGTTATGTCCGTTATTACGAGCAATACCTTTTAGAGATGCATACTGGAACATCTGGTTTCCCAGTTGTCCCATTTTACCAAGGTAATTAAAACCAATCATGCTACTACTTGTGTACTACATCCTTCATCCATTAGAGTAGGTGCCATGTCCTTAGCAATCTCACCCATAATCCAATTGTAAGTCTTGCGTATACCTTCTTCTAATGTAATTTCATAATCCCAATCAAGTTCCTTACGGATAAGATCATTATTAGAATTACGTCCACGAACTCCAAGAGGTCCATCTATATGGTTCTTTGCAATTGTTTTACCAGCAACCTTGGCAGCAGTATCTACTAACTGATTAATAGTAACCATCTCTTCTGAACCTATATTAACTGGTCCTATGAAGTCTGAATCCATCAACCTTCTAGTAGCTTCGATGCACTCATCAATAAAGAGAAAGGAACGGGTTTGTAATCCGTCACCCCAAACATCGATTGTATCGTTTTGATTGGCGTATGCAACCTTGCGACAGATTGCTGCTGGAGCTTTTTCTCTTCCTCCAAACCAGGTTCCTTCAGGTCCAAAGATATTATGATACCTGGCAATACACACAGGAATACCGTGATTACGATTGTAAGCCAAGTATAATCTCTCTGAGAAGAGTTTTTCCCATCCGTATTCGGAGTCGGGAGCAGCAGGGTATGCGGAATCTTCACGGCAATTAGGATCGTTAGGGTCTACTTGATTGTATTCTGGATACATACATGCTGATCCAGAGTAGAATATCTTTGTCTGGTAATCTAACTTAGGTCTATTACACTCAGTATAATCTTTCTTTACACCATCAAAAGTTATATTAAACTTACGTTGCTCCTCAAGGACATTAAGGTTAATGGTACAAGAGTTATGCATAATCTCTGCATCATTCTCTCCAGTGAATACAAACCCTGCTCCACCCATATCAGCAGCAAACTGATATATCTCATGGAAAGGCAGAATGTATTGATAAGGAACTGAGTTATGATAGTTTCCTTGCTCTCCTTTAAACTCTAATACTCTACGGACAAAATCTACATCACGAAGATCACCAGTAACAAACTCATCTGCATGAGTAGCTGAAAACTCAGGGTAGTTAAGATCTACTCCACGAACCCAGTATCCTTCTGACTTCAATCTCTTCACCATATGACTGCCGATGAAACCACCTGCACCCAATACTAATGCTGTCCTCTTTGACATAATCCTTCTCTTTTGTGAATTTATTTAGTTAAACTTTCTGTAAGCAGGAACCCCATCAGGGTCCAGCCACTTAGTGTATTCAAAATCTTCAATGGCTTGTGTTAGTTGCATCCCATTATCACAAAGATACATATCCTTATATCTCTTAGTATAACGATCCTGTTTCTGAATACGAAAATCAGGTTTACCGTTTTCTAAGGTTCCTGCTTCAACATAACGGTATGGGAACCGTTCCATAATAACATTCATTTTAAATAACCCCTTGAAGGTCTTCAGAAATACAATCCATTATAGCATTATAATCAGCATCTGGATCTTCTCCCGTCAAATTTACCTCATCTTTATAATATCTCTTTAGTTTTTTATACAGTTTTGGATTTTTTACATCCAAGAATATTTCTTTGTTTGCTGCAGCACGTAAGACGTTTAAATCTTTCTTGAACTTAGTAGTAAGAGTCATTGCTCTATAATGGTTGACAGGAATATTATAAGAGATAGAAACTCAAAAGTCAAGTCTCTGCTCCACCTCCTGTTCTTTGCATACGAACCCATTCATCTTCTTCATTTTCCTTATGTTCTTTCCTATATTCATCATGCATTCTTTCAAGTGCCTTCTCTTTTTCATTAATGTCTTTCATGTTCTCACCACCACATCTCCATCATCATCTTCATCATCCTCATCATCATATCGTTCATCATTTAATTCATCAATACGGTTCTTAAGAGATTTGTATAGAGGATCTTCCTCATTCTCCTCTCCAAAATTTACAGTCATTAATTCATCTCCTGGTTGAACGTTTTCCAATTCGGGATGAAGATCTTTTAGAATAGTCTTCGGATTATTTAGTTTATTAATATCATCAAGATTCCTCCATATTAACATCAATGCTCCCACTCCCAAAATAAAGAATGAAATAATGAAGATGATGTTAAACAGAACCATCATTTATTCTTTCTTATAGGAACTTCAATCTTCCATGAACCACCATCCAGTTCAACCATATCAAAGTTCTTCTTAAACTCTTTCTCTCTTTCTTTACGTTCCTTCTCCATAGTCAACTCAATAGTTTCAATCGTTGTAGAACCATGTTCAGGAATAGTAAATCCAAAAGATTGACACTCTTCTGATTCTGATAAATCTATACCAGCATCTTCTGCATAGTCCCAGATAGTTTGATCTACTTGACCAAATAAAGAATCGAATGTCATTCTCTTACGAAGATCATTCGCAATATTATCTACATGCTCATCATCTAAATCAACTCCACATGGTCGTGCCTTAACAAGTTGATTAAGGTTGATCACGATCTTACATTCATTGTAAATTGCCATAATTAATTTGAGAAAAGTCGTTTGATAGGTACTTGTCTTACTTTGTCTATAACATCATGTTCAACTCTATCTGAAATCCTATCTAAGATATTGACATCAATATGCATAAAGGGAGGAATGATTCCCAATATTCTAAGCAACCCATCAACAAACAATGCTAGGGTAGTGAATCCAAGAATCATACTAATGATAGTTGCTTCTCTATTATGCTTTGCCATTGAAGCTTCATCGATTCTCCGTGCCTCTTCAACGGCTTCGGCAATCATTGCATCTATTTCTGCTTTGGTATAACAGAGTTTTTTAATGGTTTCTTCAGTCATCGAACTTCAAAGTCCATTCTACGAACTTTTCGTTTACGTCTTTGTTCTTGCCATGCAAGATCTTGTGAAGTAAGACCATCCTTTTGTTTATCCTGATTAGATCTTACCACTATAATACTAGTTAGGTCAACTGCTGAAAAAGTATCACCCGTAACAGTAAGCATGTTAGGACATCCACAACTTTTGGATTGTGAATCACTCTTCACCTCAGTATTACATTTTTTACATCTTACTATAATCATTTTTATTCATTAACTTTGGTCATCTATAGGTTCAATTGGTTCTAAAGCAAGAACTTCTAAAGATTCAGCATCCTCATCTACATCAATCCATTCTTGAAACTCTTCATATATTGCTTTCGCATTCTCCATAGGAATATCAGAGTCAATCATATCAAGTGACCATTCTCTAGCATAAACAACAGCTTCATCAGTCTTGTCCCATTCCATAATAATCTTTTCTGAAGTATCTTGAGAGGATGTTACTATTGTAGTACTTTGGTGTTCCATCGTCAAGTTGTTCTGTAAGCACTCCGTGGACAAAGAGTTGCCTTGTCTCCTCGAAGTTTGTTTTGCCAGCTGTTTTATGTAAGCTGAGCATAACTCTGCTAAAGTTATGTCTACCCACTTGTTGAATTTCTTCTTTAAGTTCTGGACAAGACCCATAATACTTTTTCCAATCAGATTCAGA